TTTACCGACTTACTAAGGAATAATTATGTTAATTGCAATCGTTAATGGACAAACAGTAGAACAAGTTGGTGATTACCAAATTCTGTTTCCTAATACTTCTTTTCCTAGTTCTGGTCCTACACCAGAATGGATGACTGCTAATTCTTGTATGTATGTCAATACCTATTTGCCGTATGACCAAAGCACACAAGTTTTAACTCAAGTAGCACCTTATATTTTAGTAACAGACCCTACAAAGCCATTAGAATGGGTTTACACAGTTCAAGTAGAGCAGATGACTCCAGAGCAGTTAGCGGCTTATCAGGCTTCTATAGCGGCTCAGATTGGCGCACAAGCACAAGCATTGCTATCTTCTACAGATTGGACAACGATTCCTAGCGTTGCTGACCCTGCACAATCTAATCCTTATTTGACTAATCAAAATGAGTTTATTGCATGGAGAAGTCAGGTAAGAGCTATTGCAGTCACTCCTACTTATACATCGGTAATTCCTCCTGAGCCTAAAGATACTTGGTCTAACTAGTAATGTTCGGTAAGAATCCCTTATCGTCTGCTCCAATAACGAGTCTTAGTAATAGACTCTTATCAACGCTATTAAGTGTAACTAGCACATCAACGGCTACAATTAGTCGTGTTGTTGCTTATCTAAGAACAGTAAGTATTATTAGCACCTCTAGTGCTACACTGACACGTCTTCTAACATTATTTAGAACATTAAGTATTACAGTTACATCTACAGCTACTTTAGCTAAAACATTACTATATTTTAGAACATTAAGTATTACCGTTGTTTCAACTGTTACTTTAACTTATACTAAATTAAAATATGTAGTATTAACTATAACCAGCACAAGTAGTGCTTCTATAGTTAAAAGAGTTAATAAAATATTAAGCATTACTAGTACCTCTGCTGTTACTATTGCAAGAGCCTTTTTAAAGACTTTAAGTATTACCAGTACTTCTACAGCCAGTGTAGTTAAAAAGGTTCTAAAAACTTTACAAACTACTACTGAAATATCTATAGTTGTATTAACAGAAATTGGTAAGCATTTAGCTTTACTATCAGTAACAGTAGTTAATAACGTATTGATTAATAAGAAGATTAATAAATTCTTATCAATTACTAGTACTTCTGTAGCTACTTTAGGGCATTCTTTTACTAAAAGTTTAACTATTGCTGTAACGTCTACAGCCACGCTAGGTAAGGCTTATGTAAAAATATTATCAATATTAGTATCTAATGTATTGACAATAGGTAAAAACTATGGTAAAATACTAGCGACACAGGTATTTACTTTAGCTAAACTATTTGTTAATATAGTACCTATTAGTACTACTTACTTTGCTAATTTAATATTTGCTAGAGTAGGCATAAGAGAAATACAGCAAAAAGCTATTCGTTTAATCTTTGCTTCTAGACAGGTTCCAAGAGTTGTTCCTCCTCCAGTACCTCCACAACCTCCAACAGTAGGTTCTTTGGTATTGAATGGGGCAGCAATCAACGTATACGCTTTAAATGGCTATGGATCACCAGTAAGACCTGCATACTCTAAATACTCAGTAAACGGAGCAGCTTTAAACGTTTATGCTCTTAATGGTTATGGAATAACACCACAACCAGGTACATTCTCTGTATATTCAGTCAACGGTGCTCCACTTAATACTTATGCTGTAAATGGTTATGGTGGAAGTATACCAGCACCTTTAGCTACTGCTCAATACGCTTTAGATGGTTCTGCTATTAATTTGTACGCATTAAATGGTTATGGTACTAAAGCGGTAGGTAACCAAAACTTAAACATGAATGTGTATAGCACTGCAAGTTTAGTTAGCTTTAAAGTAACAGCATCTAATATGGCATTAAATGGTGCTCAAATAAATAAATATCCTTTAAATTAGTCTTAGTTAGGACAACAAATGGCTGAATCGTTTTCGTATAAAATAGTTGCTGATAATGAGATATTCTCATTTGATTTTAGCCCTGTGCTGTCTTCAGGCGAAAGTTTATCTATCGCTTCCTGCTCTGTCATTGTAATGTCAGGTACAGATTTAAACCCTTCAGCAATCCTTTATGGCTCTCCAACGATTAGCGGTACAGTAGCTAGTCAACGAGTCTATCAAGGTATTAGCGAAGTTACTTACCGTCTAATTATGACAGTAACAACCAGTCTTGGTAACATCTATACTGCTGTGGGTGATTTACCTGTTTACGCTCCTGACCTAGTCTAATATGTCTTATTTTTCTAGATACGACAAAGGTGACTGGAAGGCCATCTGTGACGTTTGCGGAAGAGAGTTTAAAGGCTCTCAATTACAAAAGCGTTGGGATGGTTTAATGACTTGTGAGCAAGACTGGGAACCAAGACAGCCTCAAGACTTTGTACGAGGAGTAGCAGACATCCAAGCCCCTTCGTGGACAAGACCGCAGCAATCAGATCAGTTTATACCAGTAACCTATATTTACGACCCAAATGGAAACCCTATTATGTATACTTTAACCAGTCAAAGTAGTGCTTCTTTAACTATGGTCGTAACTCGTCATTAATTAATTAACAAGGATTTATCATGGCAAATATGTTGTTTACCAATAACGCTGCTACTACATTAGCTTCTTCTATTTCTAGTACAGCGACTTCTTTAACTGTTGCTTCAGGCACAGGAAGTTTATTTCCTAGCCCAACAGGAACTCAATACTTTTATTGTACACTACAAGCTACTACAGGTAGCACTATTGAGATTATCAAAGTAACGGCTCGCTCAAGCGATACATTTACTATTGTTCGTGGTCAAGATGGTACAGGTGGCTCATCCTTTACTGCTGGAGACAAAGTAGAACTACGTATTGTTGCTGCTACAATGAATGACTTGCCTAAGTTAGATGAAGCTAATACATTTACTGTTTCTAATAACGAGTTTAATAGTAACTCAGCTAACCCTGCTTTAATTGTTTATACAGGTACATCAAGCGGTGCAAGCGGTTTAGATATTATTGGTGCTAGTTATTCTACTACTCCTACTTTAGTTTTATTCCAAACAGGTACTCCTGCCTCTCCTTCAGCTATTGCAAATATTTCTATTAACTCTAGTAATAACGGTGTTGTTTATGCTACCTCTTCAGACCGTAGATTAAAAACAGATATTACACCATTAACAACTTCTGGTTCGTTTATTGATGCGTTACAACCAAAAACTTTTAATTGGATAAACAACGGACAAGCAGATACAGGTTTTATTGCTGATGAGCTTCAACAAGTAGTTCCACAAGCTGTTATAGGACAGCCTAATGCTGTTGATGCTAATGGTAAGCCTGTGTATCAAATGGTAGATAGTTCTGCTCCTGAAATGATAGCTAATATGATTGCTGAGCTTAAATCTTTACGTCAACGTGTTGCAGCATTAGAAGCTAAATAAATAACATAGGTTAATAATGAGCGACATCGAAAACAGAGTGGTTAAGCTTGAAGTTATTTCAGAAAACCATGCAGAAGATATTAAAGAGTTGAGGGAAACCTCAGCAGATTTAAAAACAACTTTACATGCTATTGAAAAAAACCTTAATCAGATTAAATATGTCGCTATAGGTGCTTTAGCTATTATTGCAGCACAGACAGTAGGTCTTGATAAAGCTATCAAGATACTCTTAGGAGGCTTTTAATGTCTAGTAATTTTACAGTATCACGAGATCAAATCATCCAGCTTGCTTTACGCAAGTTAGGTGTTCTTGAACTTGGTGATCAGCCTGATGCTACTTCTATTCAGAATGCTTCCTTAGCCCTTAATCTGTTAATTAAACAGATGGCTACTCAGGGCTTAAAGATGTGGAAGATTCAAGAGTTAGTTGTTCCTTTAACTCAAAACATTACTAGTTATATTCTTGGCGGTCCGTTAAGTGTACCAATGTACGATAGCTTTGATGATCAGTTCTTACTACCTTTAAAAGACAAACCTTTAAAGTGTATTCAAGGATGGTATCGTACTACGTCATCTACTCCAATGATTGACACACCTTTACAGTTATTATCTAAACAAGAATATAACACTTTAGGTGATAAGTTTTCTAATGGCGTAGCTAATAGTATTTTTTATGATATTAGACAAAACAATGGTATATTGTATGTCTACCTGACTCCTGACGCTTATACACAAAGCAATTTACAGCTACATCTTATCTGTCAAATGCCTATGCAGGATATCAACACAGCACAAGCTGTGCCTGACTTTCCTAATGAGTGGATGAATACATTAGTATGGAATTTAGCTGATCAGTTATCTATTGAATATTCTGTACCTTTGAACCACCGTCAAGAGATCGCAGCACGTGCTAAAGCCTATCAAGATCAATTAAATGATTGGGATGTAGAAGTTACTAGTACATTCTTTCAAGCAGATTATCGTATGTATTTACCAAGCGGTAGAGGCTATTAATGGGTACAGAACGTATTCCTTTGACGCAACCTATTGAGACCAGAGATGGTACTCTTCAGACTGACTCTAAGTCAGTTAATGGTTACTTTGAAACTATTGGAGCAAAGCGTGAGTTTGTAAAGCGTCCTGGTTTATCTTCTGTTCATTTATCAACTGTGTTACCTGATTTACAAGCACAAGGTTTATACTTATTTAAAAACAATTTGTATGCAGTCATTGCAAACGTATTGTATGAAATTAATACTAGTGACTTTGTCGTTACTACCATAGGTACTATGACTGGTACTATTAATGGTATTTATCAAAATTGTTACTTTGAACAAACGTTAAACAATACTTATTTGTTTATACATAATCAAGTAAATGCTTATGTATTAAACCCTACTACTAATGTTCTTAAACAAGTAAAAGATGATAACGTTATCAGCGTTAACATTTTAACTGGTGGTGTTTCTTATACTAACCCTTCAGTTACTTTTTCTGCTCCTACAGCAGGTGGTACTACAGCAACAGGTATAGTAATTACAACTGGTTCTTCTATTACCAATATTGCTGTTACTAACGGTGGTTCTGGTTATACAGCCCCTTCTGTAGTTATCGGTACACTATGGACATCAGGGGCTACTGTTACGGCAGGGACACAAGTATTTTATGGTGCTAACCTTTATACTTATGTTGCTGGAGGAGTAGCAGGCTCTACAGCACCTACATTTACAGGCGGTACTTATGTTGACGGTACTGCTGTTTTAGCTTATGCAGGTAATGCGGCTAAAGGCACTGTTAATATTACTGCTGGTGTTATTGTTTCTGTGACTTTAACACAACAAGGTAACGGCTATACAAGTGCTCCTTTAGTTTCTTTTACAGACTCTACTGGAACTTCAGCAACAGCCACTTCTACTTGGCAGTCAGGTGTTATAACAGGCGTTACCATTACCAATGGTGGTTCTGGTTATACTTCTTCAGACAACATAATAGTTACTTTCACCGACGCTAGAGGCTCAGGTGCTACTGCCACAGCTAACTTAAACGGTTTCCCTGTAGGTGTACAGTTAGCTGCTGGTGCTTGTTATTTAGATACTTACACCGTTATTGCTGGTACAAACGGAGAGATATACACTTCTAATCCTAATGATCCTACATCTTGGAATGCTTTAAACTATATTACTGCTGAAGCTGAGCCAGACCAATTATTAGGTATTGCTAAGCATTTAAATTATGTTGTTACTTTTGGTCAATGGGCCATAGACTTCTTCTATGATGCTGGTAACTACCCAGGATCTCCTTTGTCTACTGCCCCTTCTTACCATATTGAAATGGGATGTGTAAATGGCGACTCTATTGCTAGTTTTGATAATACTGTATTGTGGCTTGGTAGAAGCAAAAATACAGGACCTGCTGTCTACGCTTTAGTTGGTGGTGCTATACAAAAGGTATCTACTGTCTATATTGACCGTATCATATCTAATAGTAATATGCTTTCCATGAGAAGTTTAACTACTACAGTTTGTGGACATACCTTTTATATCTTGACATTACATGATATTAATGTTACAATAGTATACGATTTATCGGAGCAAACGTGGACTCAGTGGACAATGTACACTAAAGAAAATGCTCAAAGTTCTACAGGACTGTATGCTGAAGAGTATTTCCGTCCTAGTTTTGTAGCTGGTTATGGCACTACAATCTATATGTTAGACGATGATAATGGTACATTATATACTTTATCTCAGGACTACTATTCAGATTCAGGTGCTCCGATATATTATAGAGTAGTAACAGACTTGGTTGATAACGGTACTACAAAGCGTAAGTTCTATAACAGAGTTGAGATTGTTGGTGATAAAGTAGGTGCTACTATGAATATTCGTCACACAGATGATGATTATTCTACTTGGTCTAATTATCGCACTGTGGATCTAAATAAACCTAGATCACAAATATATCAAACTGGTGCAGCACGTCGTAGGGCTTGGGAATTCTTGTGTACTAGCAATCAGCCTTTAAGATTAGATTGTGCTGAGATAGACTTCATGGTAGGTGAGCTAAGTGAAGAAGGAGTATCAGCACCACAATATAGAAAGTAAAAAATGAGTGAACAACTAACAACAGATGTACTTGAAACTAGAATTGATAATCTTACTAAAGAGTTATTAAAACAAGAACAAGCTGATTGTCCTGTAGTTCACCATTTTGGTCCTAACTTATATATCAGAGAAGTTACTTACGGTCCTGGTACTTTAGTTGTAGGACACTTTCATAAACATCCTCATCTTTGTGTAATGCTAACAGGTAAAATGTTATTTGTAAACCCTGATGGCAATAAAGTTGAAATCACTGCTCCTAAGTCTTTTATAGCTTCTGCAGGACGTAAAGTAGCTTATGTTTTAGAAGAAATGACTTTTCAAAACATTTATGCTACAGATGAAACAGATGTAGCTAAGTTAGAAAAGATGCTGTTTGAGGATAATGAATTTCTTGAAGAACATCTTAAAGAGCAATCTAAATTAATTACTTATGACCGTTCAGTCGATGTAGAAGACTTTGAACAAGCAATGTTAGAGTACAAACTTAATTTAGAACTTGTTCGTAAAATATCAGAACATAAAGGAGACCAGATACCTTTTCCACAAGGAAGCTATAAAGTAATCGTGTCTGACTCTAAGATTGAAGGTAAAGGTTTGTTTGCTACAGGAAACATTCAAGTTGGTGAAGTAATTGCTCCAGCTAGAATAGGTGAAAAAAGAACTCCTGCTGGTCGCTATACAAACCATGCTAAAAATCCAAATGCAGTTTTTGTATTACGAGATAATGAAGATATTGACTTAGTTGCCTCCCAACCAATATCAGGAATGCGTGGAGGCTTATTAGGTGAAGAAATTACCATTGATTATAGACAGGCTTTAAGCCTATATAAGGAAACAATATTATGTCAGCTTCAGTAGCAGCGTCAGTAGTTGGAATAGCGGCAGGAGTAAACAGCCTTACAGGAGGCGGTATTACTAATGCTTTAGGTATGGGTCCTAGTGGAGGCGGTGGAGGCGGAGGCGGTACTAGCTCAGGTCAATATGACCCTTATGGTCAATACCGTGGACAAGCAGCTACTCAACTAAATACTCTAATGAATAACCCTTCATCGGTTATGGCACAGCCTGGATATCAACAACAGTTACAGCAAGGCACAGCAGCTTCTCAAGCAGGTGCTGCGGCTACTGGTACTTTGCAATCTGGAGCACAACAAGCTGCTTTGCAAAACCTAGGTCAAAGTACTTTTAGTTCTTTTTACAATTCACAACTTGCTAACTTAATGCAATTGTCAGGTGCTTCACAGTCTCCTGCTGCTGCTGGTATGGCACAACAACAAGCCGCTACTGCTGCTCAGAATCGTCAACTTCAAGGTGCAGGTACATTAATGAGTGGTATGAGTACTCTTGGTGGTTTGTTTAAAGGTTCTGCTACTACTGATCCTTATGGTGGTAATTTTGGTAGCACTTCTCCTTATGTAATGGGTGGAGGACAAACACCAGGTTGGTCAGATCCTTATGCTTCTATGCCAAGTTACACTAACCAAAGTTCTACTGGTGGAAATTATGGTAGCGGTACTGGCGGATTTGAATAAGGAATAATTATGGCAGACTATTTAGACGTTGGTAAAATTGTTAGCGAAGGCTATGGCGCAGGTAAAGGTGTTGCTGAAGATATAGCTTCTAAAGACATTTTACAACAAATGTATGCAGGACAAACTCCTGAAGATATCAAAGATCCTGTTAAGCAAGCAGCTACTCTGCAATCTGCTGCTGGTATGCTACAAAGCAAAGGATTAAACTCTGCTGCTTATAAACTACAAAAGCAAGCTGGAGACTTATCTACTAGTGTAAATAAACAAGAACTTGATACTTTAAAAGTTAAACAAGGTGAGTTAGAATATGCTGGTCAATTATTACAAAGTGCTGGTAGCGATGCTGATTTACAAAATGTAATTAACGAAACTGTTAAAGACCCTGCTGCTCGTATGTCTGTTGAAGCTGTTATGAGAAATCCTAACTTGGATTTTGCAGCTAAGAAAAAAGCATTAGTTGATATGACGCAAACTGCTGATCAACATTTAAGAGCACAAGCATTAGCTGTTTCTGCTGATGACCGTATAGACCGCATGGATACTAGGGATTTACGTCTTGAATTAAGCCGTATTGAATCGAAAGCTAAAAATGGTTTACCTTTATCAGCAGAAGAAAAGTTAACTAGAGAAACTGGTGTACTTCCTAAATATCAGAAAAAAGGAGTCACAGTTCCTACTCCTAGTGGAGAAGAGCCTGCAGGTGACTTTTTATCTTC